TGCGCGCCGGCCTCGCCGGGCACCGCCGCGCGCGTGTAGCCGTGCTCGATGTACGCAATCGTTGTCGTCTTGTAGTACCAGAACGACGCCACGATCAGGGTCACCACGACCAGCGCAATCGCTCCAATGACGCCCAGCAGTGTCTTGTCGTAGCTGTCCATCACCGCCCCCTAGCGCGATCTGAGAACGTCACCTTGGTCACGAACCGCACACCGCCGACGACGTGGTTCTGGGCCCCGTCAGGCGGCGGCAGGAGCAGCCCCAGCTTCACCTTCGCCGCGTACTTCTCGGCCGCCAGCCGCGCGTTGAGCGTGACGACCTCGGGCCCCCACTGCTCGGCCGCGGCGGCGGGGTCGAGCAGCTCGACGGCCTCGACCTTGCGGACCTGCGCCGTGGTCGCCACCGCGCCGCGCACCGTGCGCTCCGGCTGGTGGACGACGACTTGGGCCGCCGGCGGGGCCTCCTCGTCGTCGGCGAGTGCGCCGGACTCGCGGGCCGCGGTGGCGGCCTGCGCCGCGCGGTCGGCCTCCTGCTGCTCGGCGATGGCCGCCTCGCGGGCCCGGCGCTGCTCCACGGCGCTCCACCGCGTGCGCTCGGAGTCGATCAGTCGGAGTGCGGCGTCGAGCCGGTCGGTAGCCTCGGCCCGGCAGCGGTCGCGCGCCTGGCGCTCGAGGTCCTTCACCGGGGCGAAGGCGTCGCGCAGTCCGTCGGCGACCGCCTGGAGCCCGCGCTTGATGATTCGCGCGGAGTCCCCGGCCTGCTCCATGTCCTCGCGGCTCTCGATCTTGAACCCGTCGAGCACCGTGCGCGCGATGGAGACGCTTGTCTTGACCTGCTCGGAGCCGAGTACCGGCTCGAGCAACTTCGGGATGCCGCCCTGCACCTGCACCAGATCGCTCATCGTCTACCCCCGTGCATTTTGAATCGGCGGCGGCGCCACGCCTTGCAGTCGCCCCCGGGCAACCTAGCGGAGCATGGCCCGCCGCCGAACCTCGTTACTGCGTGTTGACCTTCAGGACCTGCGCCTCCTCGTAGACGGCGCGCACGACCATCGGCCACACCGCCTCGCTCGGACCGTTGTACCTCGCGCCGTCCCACACGAAGCCAGCGTGCAGCTTGGGGAGCCACTGCGCCACGACGACGCCGTTGGCGTCCACGAAGCCACACGTCTTGAGCAGGTCGCCGTCGATCAGCGAGTAGTTGCCGGACTTCTCCGACACCTTCACGAACTCGCGCTCGTTCTTCGTCGCGTGGCGCATCGCGAGCAGGATGGTGGTCAGGTTCTCGTGGCCCGCGGCGACGAGGGCCTGCCAGCCGGTCACGATCTCCGTACTGACAGGCACCTCGCCATCCTCGGGCGCACCAGGAGCCACCAGCGCGGCGGACGAAGGCTCCGCCGCGGCCGGCTCCCAGTTGTCGAACACGCTCGGCTCGGGCGACGCGGCGCGCTGGGTTCCGCCCTCCGTGGGTGCGGGCTCGCCGCTGGCAGCGGCCCCCTTCCCAGCGCGCTTCGCGTTCTTCTCCTCGAGCCACCGCGTCAGGTGCTCGTAGTCCATGGGCCCCACCGCGATCCACTTCGTCACCGGCTGCTCACCGCGGCTCTTGTAGAACTCGTTCGCGACCAGCACCAGCTTCTCCTCGTGCTTCTTCACGAACGCGCTGCGGACCTTCGCGTTCTCGCCGGGCACGTCGATGCCGTAGCAGGTCGCGAAGGCCGCGAGCAGCGGCCCGCGCCAGTCCACCGGGACGGCCTTCTCGACTGGGACCGCGTGCGGGTTGCTCGTGCCGTCGGGGAACACGTGCGGTTGGGTGGGGACGGGAACAGGCGCGGCGGGGGCCGCACCCGCGTTGCCCGCCCCGTCCTCCACCACGACCGCTCCGCTCTCCTCGTCCGGCTCGTCCAGGCGGACGGGCATGTTGTAGAGCGCCGCCGCGCACGTCGCCTTGAGGTTACGGCCGAGAGCGCGGTTCAAGAGCATGTCCTGACGGTAGAACTGCCACGTCGCCGTCGGCCCGTACTTCCCTTGCGTGAGGCCAGCGGCGACGGCCTGCGCGTACGTGAACTCCGAGCGCACGCGCCGCTTGCCGGCGCGCCCGCCCTCGATCACGCACCGCTCGTCGTTCAACTCGATGACCTCGTAGTCGTAGTCAGGGACGCGCGACTGCACGAGCCCCAGCTTCACCGAGACCTCGATGTCGAACTTGCCCTTGACCACGTAGCCGCGCTGGAGCGCGACCATCGGGTCGAGGCCGAGGCCACGCGCGGTGAGGATCGCGACCATGATGTCCTCGGGCTTGCCGCGGAACGCCTCGGGCACGAGCCCAGAGCGCGAGATGATCGCGGCCGCGTTACGCATCGCGTCGAAGTCGGCCCCGGACGGGAACGACATGGGCGCCTGTGGCTGTGCGGCGAGTGCGGTGCTCATGGCGTGTTGCCCCCTTCGGTCAGCGAACGGACCACCTTGTCCATGTCCTCGGGCTTAGTGCGCGCGAAGTCGTCCGGCGTCCACGTGCCCGGGAACCACTTGAGCCAGAAGATGCCGCACTTCTCGCACCGCATCAGGACGTTCGTCCCCGGCACCAACCGCGTCTTGCTGCCGTCGAGCCCGAACGGCGTGACCTCCGTCTGCTCGTGCGGCGTGCAGCGGATCACGGTGCCGATGTGCTCGTGGTCGTTCGCCTTGATGATGCGGAGCGCGTCCATCTTGTCCAGTTCGAACTTCTCGCGCTCCAAGCGCAGCTTCCGGCGCTCACTGACGCGGCCGTGCAGCCGCCCCCAGAAGAACCCGAAGGCGATCAGGGCCGCGGTTGCAGCCATCACGTCGTAGCGCACAGTGGCCTCCGAAAGACGAGAACGGATGCGCCGGCTTCGTCGCGATGCACGGGGGTAATCCATGCTCCTGCGACTCCACCAGCACATCCGTTCTCGCTGCTACCCCCGTGCACAGGGCACTATGGACCCGCCCCGCACGGTGAGCAAGGGCCACTTCCACCGCTTTTCGTGGTGCCGCTTCAGACGGGCTTCTTCGCCCCCGCCCGGATCAGCGCCGCCTGCGCCACCTGGTCGAGCACGTCCGTGTTGGCGGTGAGGTTGTACGCCTTCAGTTGGTCGATGACGCTCTTGAGCATCGTCGCCCACGGCGCGCCCCCGGCCTCCGCCACCACGAGCACCGCGATGTCCCCGGCGATCGTGCCCAGCTGCTGCGCGCGCTCATGGTCCTTCGGCGTGTGGAGCGCGTGCAGGATGAACCCGCCGAGTGCGCCGACGATGGCGGGCTGGAACAGCGTCCACAGGGTTGCGAAGTCCAGATGCATCGGTCCTCCGTTCAGGGGGTGAAGTGCCGCAGCCGCCGCAGCTCGGCGATCGCGGTTTGCTTCTCCTCGCTGCCGGCGGGCTCGACGATGGCCCCGACGGCGAGATTGAGCACGACCATGGCACGCTCGAAGCGCGCGGAATCGCGCTCGGCCTGCCTCGCCTGGATGGCCGCGAGGCTGGCGATCTCCCCGTGCATCAGGTTGAGGTCGGTGCGGACGCCCAGCGTCGCCCGCTGCACCGTCCACGTGCCGCCGACGGCGGCGGTGGTGATGAGCAGAGTCGCCGCGCCGATCCAGAGGCGGATGCGGCGCGCCACTGCGTCAACGGTCTCGGCGTCCAAGCGGCCTCCTATGGCTACGCGGCAACGGGCAAGTAGACGCCCGGCCGAGGCGACAAGAGCAGCGAGGCGGCGTCGCCAGTGCCGGGATGCTTCGCGGAAGGGAGCGAGATGTGGACCCATAGCTTCTCCGGGTCGGCCAAGAAAGAGCGGTGGTCCTCGAGTATCAGCTGCCCGAACCTGCCCCCAAGGTGCGCCCGGGCGAAGTCGAATGCTGCCTTTGTATTGGCCTCCCACGTCATGCCGTGGCCAGCCGCCGCACTGAAGTCGATGGCGCTGCCCGATAGGTGGTCCGACTCGCGAGCGCCTCCCGCGCGCTCGTTCTGGTCAGGAGAACGATACGAACTATGGACGTTCAGTGGAAGCCCGAGGTGGAACCTCACCGCCTCCAGCAACATGCACGTTCGCTGCAAGTTGCCAATCACCTCGACCGGAAGCTCGTGGACCCTCGGGTCCTTCAGCAGCTCGCCGTAGCGGAAGTGCGGCGTCGCGAGCGCGTGGCGGTCGATCAGGACGAGGCTCACCCGGCCTTCCGGTGCGCGCGCGCACGGCCGCGGCGCGGCTCCTTCTTCGTCACGCCGAACAGACGCTCCACCTTGGTCGCCAAGTCGCCCTCCTCCTGCTGCGCCTGCGTGACCGAGATGGGCATGAGCGTCCCGAACATCCATTTCAGCACGCCCTCGGCCTGCTTGTACGCGGGGTCCTTCGGGTTCCTGATCGGGCCCCGGTATGTCTGGTTGTTGAGCAGCTCGTCGATGGCGCGCGGGAGCGGGCCCGTCAGCACGGCGCGCAGCGCCCGGCTGCCCGCGTCCTTGTCCCCCCGCTGGATCGCGGCGAGTGCCTTGACCCAGGTCTCCAGCGTCCGCACGTCCGTCGGGAAGGTGACGCGCTCCCCGCGCGCGTTCATCGGGTGGAGGAAGTCCTCGAGCGTCTCCGGGCGCCGTCCGGTGTGGAGGTAGTGGTAGCCGCCGCCGACGCCGACCTGCGCCATGATGAACGCCAGCGCGTACGCCATGCGCGGCGTGATGTTCGGGACCTCTCCGCGGAACGGAGCGGCCGCGGCCCGCGGCAGGTCGAGCAACAGCGGCGCGCCCGCTGTGCGCGCGCTGCCAAGCGTCCAGCCCGGCGCGCGCACGGCGAGCATGATCGCCGTCTTGAGGTTCGTGTTCCAGAACAGGTTGTCGTAGTTGAGCTGACCCATGCGGTCCTGCACGTCCCGCACGGCCTTGCGAGCGATCTCCGTCGGCGTCGTCTCGCCGCGGGCGAGCCGCTCCTGGTTCCGCTGAAGCTCCCACGAGTAGAGGTCGGCGAAGGCCCCGACCTGGGCGCGTTCGACGCCCGCCATGATGACGCGCGTGGGCAACTCGATGAGCGCCGGGATCACGTGCCGCAGCGCCATCAGCTTCCGGCCCTCGCCGCGGTAGCGGATCATCTTGTCGAACTGGCTGTGCTCGCCCTCGGGCCGCAGGAGCCTGGCGCCGCCGGTGAAGTAGTCGCGCGCGAGCCCCGCCATCTGCGGGTCTCGGGCCCAGAACTTCTGCCCTTGGGCGAAGTACCTGCCGGCCGAGAGCGGGAGCACCGGGAGTCCGGTAGCCGCGTGCCCTGCGAGAGAGATGCCGCCGCGGGCGACGCCGAGCAGGCCGGAGACACGGCCGTGCGCGAGCTGCGAGAGGCCCACCGACAGGTCGTGCACCGCCGAGATGTAGGCGATGTTGTTCGCGTGGAAGCCGGACATGCCGAGCTGGATGCCGTTCAGGAAGTTGCGGACGTCCATGGCGGTGCGCCCGCCGAGCGTGGCCCGGATGTCGTCGGCGCCCATCCAGTTGTCGAGCAGCCGCGCGAGGTCCTTCTGCATCCAGTATTCGCCAACGATCGTGGCGCCGCCGGTCGAGACCTTGTTCTCCATCTCGCGGTACGCGAGCGACGGGCGGATCGAGAGGATGGGCTTCAGCTCGTCGTGCGCGTTCAAGAACCGGACGAACTTCTGGTACGTGATCGGCGCCGTCTCCTTCATCAGCTCCTTCGCCGACACGAACGCCTGGAGCAGCACCGCCATCTTCTCCTCGGCCTTGCGGACGTACCGCTGGCGGGACTTCGACGGGTTCATGCCCTCGTTGCGGAGGTCGGCGAGCGCGCGGATTTCGTCGTTCACGATCTTGTTCGAGCCGCGCAGGAACGTCTGCTGGAGGTCGTACTTCTCGTCCATCTGGTGCGACAACTCGTGCGCGAACGTCATCGGGTCCGTGGCGAACCGCGTCTCGATGCGCGACTGCCCGGTATAGGACAGGCCGAGCGCGCCGCCCTGGAGCTTCATCTTGCGGTCGTGCCGGACCCCGAGGATTTTCGCGACCTGCTCGAGCCCGTCCATGAGGCCGGCGTTGGCGAACTCGCGCACGGGGATTTCCGGCGGCCCGAAGATGCGGGCCCACCGCTGGTCGGGCACCGTGAAGTCCGACGGGATGCTGCCCTTGCCGGCGCGCTCGCCGAAGCGCGCGACACGGACTAGCCCGGCGTCGCGGTACACAGAGCCCTCGCCCGCGATGTATTTCTGGAAGAAGTGGAACTTCGCAGCGTTGTATTCCATCGACTGCACGATCAACTCGGGGTTGGTCGTCACCGGCTTCAGCCCGGCCTTGACGCCATCGAGGATGTACGGGATGAGCCGCTGCTTCAGGAACGACTTCGAGCCCTCGAGCGGGCGCCGCGGCAGGGACGCGAACACCTCGTCGGCCTGCTCGGGCTTCTCCCACAGGTGCCGCATGTAGTGCTCGATGTACGCGAGCCCCGGCTTGTGCTGCGTGATGACCGCGAAGGTGTCGTCGGCGCGCTGCTGCTGCTGGTCGGCGATCGCCTGAAGCTCCGGGGTCGCGAGCGGGCGGCCGTGCTCGTAGTCGTCCAGGTACTTGAGCCGCTGCCCGACGTCCATCCGGTTGAAGTCCTGCTTCGTGGCCTCCTGCTCGCGGCTCACCTCCCAGACGTGCTGGTCGATCTCGCCCTTGCCCTCGAACAGCGGGTCGAGGGCGTCCCGTCCGACGAGGCTGATCGGGTTGGCGGCGGCCGTGATCTCGCGGCCGAGCTGCTTGATGTTCTCGGCGCGGCGCCGCAGGAAGCCGGCTCCGCCCTTGCCCTCGGGCGACTCCGGCACGTCGACGCCCGGCAGGTCGGTGATCTCCGCCGGCTCGCGCAGGAGGGCGCGGCCGCGTTCACCCCGCTTGACGCGCTCGGCGAACGTCGGCGCGATGCGCGGCGCCGCCTTCCGCACCGGCAACCCGACCGTCTCGCGCGCCGGCGTCCGTTCGCCCCGTGCGCGGCCGCCGCCGCGCTCGAACTCGGCGCTGCCGCGGCCGACGCCGCGCATGATGCTGGCCTCGTCGTCGCCGCCTCCGCCGCCCCCGGAGTCGTTCTCCAGCTCGGTTGCGATCTGGTCCGCGCGCTTGGCGACAGCCTCGGCCGCGGTCCACCGGCGGCGCACATTCGGGTAGTCAGGGTGGTTCATGTCGCCGCCGATGCTGGCGCGGATTTCGTCGGCCTTCTTCTGGTAGGCGTCGGCGATCGCGCGCGCCTTCTCGGGGTCGCCGGCGGCGCGTTCGCGGATGGACTGCTCGAGCTTGCGCCCAGCCGCCTTGCGCTTCTCCTCCGCGGCGTCCTTCGAGGTGGCCGTCGGCTGGCGCTTGACCTGCTCCTCGGTGAACGTCTGCCGGACGACGCCCTTGCCGCGGTCGACGTCGATCGTGACGTTGCCCTTGTCGTCGTAGCCGACGACGGTACCCGTCTCGGTCAGCTTCGTGACCTTGCGCCCGAACGCCGTGGCCTGCCCCGTGTACGGCACGCGCACGCGCTCGCCTGGCTTGTAGCCGCGCGGGCCCGCTGGCGCCTCCACAGACGTCGGCGCAGTCGGCTCCGGCGCGGGCTTGTCGAACAGTCCGGGGGCCGGCGCATCGGGCTCCTTGCCCATGGCCTTGATGACGTCCGCGGACTCGTCGTTCGCTGACCGCTTCGCGCCCTCGGGGATGCGCGGCGCCGGCATCCCGGTGAGCGTCTCCTGCTCGAGCGGCTTCGCCACGGCGCGCGCCGCCCTCGGCTGCTCCGAGGTCAGGTCAAGCCGTGGAGCAGCAGCGGACTGCGGCGTCAATGCGGAAGGTGTGTGCGCGTCAGGCGGAGTTTCCGCATCTGCGGCCACGGGCGCCGGGCGTGCGGCGGAGACTGGACGCGCACGCAGCGCCTCTCGCTCGGCCGTCAGTCGCGCAACCCGCTGCGCCCAGCGCCTGTAGCCCTTGTCCGACCGCGCCGGCTCGTTCGCCTTGAGGGCGTCGAGGCGGCGGTCGATCTCCGACTCCTGCGCGCCCGCTCCGGCCTCGCGCACGGCGCCGACGGTCGCCCGCGACTCCTCCGCGCGCTCGCCGGACAGCGGCCGGATGGCCTTCACCATGTCCGCGACCGACTGGAATCTGACCACCACCGGCGAGCCGGCGGGGTCCTGCACCAACAGGCGGACGTCCTCGCCAGCGGCGGTGCGGAAGATCATCGCCCGGCCGACGCGCGCCGGGACTTTCCCCTCGCCTCCCGGCAAGGTCAGCCCGACAACGCGGCCGGCCAGGACACCGTTCACGGCCTCGGACAGTCGCTTGGAGGCCGCGGCGTCCTGCGTCGTGAGCCCCTCCGGCGGCGCGAGGTCGCGCGCGAGCATCTGGGCCCGCTCGAGCACCGCGGGCGGGACCTTGCCGACGTTGAGCGGTTGGGCCGGGCGGGCGGGCCCAAGCGCCGGGCGATCGAGCCGCTGCGGGTTCGCCTCGGGGGTGAACACCTCGCCCGAGCTGGGGAGGTTGCCGCCGGGCGGGACCGGCCTGCGGCCTCGCGGCGACTCGAGCAGGCGACTGTACGGAGCCGGCCCGAGCAGCTGGCGCTCGACTGGGGACTGCGCCTCTGGCAGCGCCCGGTTGGCGGGCAGGCGCTCCGTGGGCAGGTCCAGCACGGGCCCGCGGCGGGCGGCCTGCGCGATGGTGTGGCCGCCGGTGAGCAGGTTCGCCACGAGCATCTCGAGCGTGCCGCGCGCGGCGTCCCACCCCGTGAACGGCTTGGGTCGCTCGCCGGTGGCGCGGTGGATCATCTCCTCCGCCCACGGCTGGAGTGCGCCGAAGCCCACCGCCCCCGGGACTTGGGACGCGATAGCGCGGGCCGCCCCCGGCGCCGCGCCAGCAATCGCTTCCGATGCAACATGCCCCAACCCTGCCGTCGCTGCCAAGGTCGTTCCGCGGACGGCGCGCTCTTTCAGCGTGCCCTCTTGGAGCGCACCCGTCGCGCCCACGGCGCCGGCCGCTGAGGCGCCGGGGATGGCGGCCAGCGTCGCGGCCGTCGTGCCGAAGCCGATGAACCCGCCCAGCAGGTCCGCGAGGCGGTCCTCGGGGCTCTTGGGCTCGGGAACGAGGTTGCTCGTCGTGTACCGCTTCTCCTTCGGGAGCAGCGGCGACAGGTTCGGCGCCCCCTGCACGGCCTTCGCGGCCACGCGCAGAGGCGTCTGCTGCGCCTGCGCGGAGATCTCCCGGGTGAGCCCGAGCTCGCGCTCACGCGGCGAGCCGCCGCCGACCTGCACCGGGCGGATGGCGTTGTAGAGCCGTTGGGTGGCGCTCTCGACCGGCGGCTGCGGCTCGGGCTCCGGGGCGTTCTCCGCCGCCTGGATGTCCTCGTCCTCGAACTCGCGCAGGTTCCCGGTGCCGGTGAGCAGCTGCCCCTGCTGGGCGGCGCGCACGCGGCTGGTGATCGCCCGCATCCCCGCCATCTTCGGGAGCACTCCGGCGAGCGCCTGCCCGATCGCGGCGCCCTTCGCCGGGTCGTAGCCGTCCGGCACCCGCTGCCGCAGCAGGATAGCCGCTGCGGGACCGTCCAGCTTCTCAGGCGGATAGGCGGCCTTAGCCTCCTGCGGCAGCAGGTCGTAGAGGCTCTGCGGCACGCCTCACTCCCCCGCCGGGGCGTCGTACCACGTCGTGTCAGCCTCGTCGGTCTCGGGTTCCGGCTCGGTGCCCGGCATCGGCACCCCCAGCCGGCGCAGGTACTCCAACTCCTCGGGAGCGAAGTCGATGCTCGGAGCCGCCGCGGGAGCCGCCGGGGCGGACGCTTGGCCGGTGTAGCGGCCGGTCGCGTCGTGGAGCCGCTGCGAGTAGTAGAGCCGATCGGCGGCGTGCATGTTGATGACGTTGGCGCGCACGCGGGCGGCGTTCCGGGCGGCGAAGTCCTTCACCCGCTGCGGCAGCCCGGTCAGGTCGTACATCGGCTGCTGCGTCGTCGGATCGCGCATGATGGTGTTGTCGGCCGGGTTACGAGCGTATCCGACGCCCAGTTGCCGGGCGGACTTCGCCCGCAGCGTCGGGCTGGCGTTCGGGTCTTGGAGGATGCGCGCGGCGGCCTGACCGTAGCCGAGGTGGCGCGCGAGCGCGTCCCGCTCGACCTCCGCCTCGTTCTTGTCCAGGTCGCCGATCAGCTTCGTCCAGCTCTGGGTCTCCCGCTGCGCGGCCGCCCGGTCGCCGATGCCCTTTTGGCTCGTGTCGAATCGGGTCTGGGTGGCGCCTTGGGACTGCTGGAACCGCCGCTCGACGTCCTTCGCCCCCTGCTCGCGCAGGCGGAAGCCCACGTCGGCCCCCGGCGCCGTCCCGGTCTCGGGGTCGAACGGTACGTGCAGCCCCGCGGCCTCCTCGGCGCTCATGTGGATGCGCGCGCCCTGTGCTGCCGGCCGGGGGTGAAACGCGCTGTAGTGCGAGAGGTACTGCTCGTCCGTCACGGGGATTGACTCGCCGCTTGGGAGTTGGTGCATGGTCGTCGGCGGGTTCAGCTTCGCGTTGAGCTGGTCGGTCAGCGCACGCTCGTGCGCCATGCGCGTCTGGCGCGCCTCCTCGACGAGCCGCTGGTTAGCGGCAGCTCGGCGGCCGGCGAGCAGCGAGGCGATCGCCTTGACGGCGATGCCCTCGCCCGTGACCTCCCCGGGGCGGAACGGCGACACGTGCAGGGGCGGGCCCGGGACGTCCGGGCCCTGCGCCGCGCGGTAGCCGCGGCCGAACGCCGAGGAGAGCCGGTCGACCGCGGAGTCGATCGCGCCCATGCGTTACCGGGCCGGGGGCTGGAGCCCGCGGACCTTCTTCTGCGCGGGCGTCACGGGCGCCACGGTCGTCTGCCGCCCCGCCACACCGGGCAGTCCGGTGGTCGGCGTGACGACGCCGGAGGTGCTCGCCGTCGGCGTCGCGGTCGGCGCCGGGCTCCACGCCGAGACGATGCCGGGGATGGCCTCGTTGACGCTGTTCCAGAACGAAGCGTTCTGGGCGTCAGCGAGGGCCGCGTCGTGGGTTGCCGCACCGATCTCCGCCCCGAACGCGGTGTCGTTCTGCTGGCGGGCGTAGCCGAGGTTCGACTGGAACGCCTGGTACAGCTGGTCCGCCGACGTCCGGGCAGCCTCCTCGGCGCCCCCAGCCTCGGTGTCCGACGCCTGCTGCTCGAGCGCGGCCGCGGCTGGCCCCCCGAGACCGCGCGCGGAGACCTGGCGCGTGTTCTCGGCCCGGCGGCGGCCGGCGGCGGCAGTGGCCGCTCCCGCGATCCTGGTTCGCGTGCGCTCCGCTGCGGCTTGGTCCTCGGGCGTGACGTAGCCCTCCGGGCGCGTGCCCCGGTACTTGTTGATGATCGCGTAGCGGTTGGGGCCCTTCTTCGGGCGCCGGAAGGCGCCGATTACGAGCGGGGCGAGAGTCGCTGCCGCGCTGATGGGGTCCAGTCCAGCCATCGCTACCGCTCCCCTCCGATCATGAACCACATGGCCGAGCCGGCGATGTTGCCGATGTTCGCGAACACGCGCACGCGGCACTCGGTCGCCGTCCACTTGTCGTACGCCTCCGGCGACGCCGACAGCACCGTTGCCGGCGTGCTGGGGTTGTCGCTGGCGACGAGCATGCAGAAGCCAGGCACGATGCCGAGCGTGTGCGGCACGCGGTACGTGGTGACGCCAGCGACGCCCGCGACCTTCGCGTACTGCGCCTTCATCTTGCCGACGTCGCCGCCGTGAACCATCTTGCCGAAGGAGAGGCCGTGCTCGACAATCGTCGCGTCGCCGCTCTGGGCGCCAGCGTTCGCGCGCAGGCCGTCCTTGTCGGTGATGACTGAGGGCTGGGTGCCGCCCATGGTGTTACCTCCTACGTCGTTGCGATGTAGACCACGTACAGGGTGCCGTTGAGTTGCACCGCCGGCTCGGCGACGCTCGGGCTCTGGAGCCAGCAGGCGAGAATCTGCTTCGTCGCCACCGGCAGGGTGCCGATGCCGATGGCGTTCGGGTCGACTGTGGTCGAGAAGGCGTAGATGTTCTCGTCGCTGGCGCGTGCCCAGCTGGCGATGACGCTAAACCGCCAGCTCCCGGCCACGTTCACCGGCGTGACGCAGATTCCCAGGAAGGCGTTGATGTTCACCACGCCGCCGCTGACGAAGGCGACCGAGCCGGAGGCGGGAATCGCCCCGGAGCCGGTCGCCAACTCCAGCTGCGCGACCGTGAGCCGGGAGCCTCCGGCCGTCGAGACCTTGCCCTTCGTCACCGCCTGGTCGCGGATGTGGTTGGTCGTCACCGCGCGCTGGCCGTCGACCGTGGCGTCGTCGCGGAGCTTGTCCGCGGTCACGGCGTCGTCGGCGATGCGGTCGAACGGAATCTGGGCCCCGGGGATGTTCGACAGCTTGTTGCCGTCGATCGCCGCCCCGGTCTTGACGTTGACGTCCTCGATACCGCCGTTGAGGACCGCCTTCAGGGCGTCGTCGTTCGCGCGCACCTCGGACCCCTTGGCCGTGGTGCCGTCAGTCAGTGGGAAAGGAAGCGTCACCAACGGGGTCATGTCGCCCTCGAGAAGTCCACTGCCCTGCGGAGTTTGCCCCGCATCTCGTAGCCCTTGAATGCTAGGTCGCCCGGCGGGCTCACCACAACCCGGAGCGCGTACCGGCGCCCGCGCGCCTCCGCGGGCAGCCCGGCGTACGGCCCGGCGTCCTGGTCGGTGCCCCAGACGAAGCTGCCCCACGTCGTCGGCGCCCCCCAGGTCGCCGACGACTGCGGCGCCGACAGGGTGCGCGAGACCGACTGTTGGGGGTCAAGGATCAGCGTGACCGTCGCGGTGACACTCGAGCTGGCGCGGAGGAATAGCTGGATGCGCTGCCACTCCTTCTCGTTCGCCGGCAGACCGTCGTCCATCATCGGCGTCTCGAGCACCCAGCTCGGCGGCGTGCCGCCGCTCGCGTCCGCGGCCTTCTCGTCTTGGAACCCGTAGAACGACAGCCAGACCGGGTAGTCGAACCCAGCGCCGGCGTCGAGGTCGCGCCGATCGACCGACAGCATCGCGTGGGCGTCGCCGAAGTTGCCGGCTTTCTGGACCACGCAGTCGGCGATGTACCAGCCCTTGATCCGCGTCCAGCCACCGAAACGCAGGTCGTACATGAGCCCGTCGTCGTTGTAGGCGGCCGCCGTGGAGAAGAACACGAGCACCTGCTGGTTCAGGTAGTTGACCACCTTGACGTCGGTGTTCTGACCGCTGCGGAACGCCTTGAATGTGTCCCCCTCCTCGGTGTAGCCGAAAGGTTTCACGTCGTTGCCGACGATGCGGTGGAAGCCCGCGTCGCCGTGGAAGTAGATCACCGAGCCGACGGCGCAGGCGGCCCGGCAGCCGCCCGCGCCAGCGCCCTTGTAGATGTCGAACACGCGCAGCGACTGGATGTCGTCGCCCTCGGCGACCCAGATGCTCCACCGCTTCGCGATGCAGAGCCGGTCCGACTGCTTCAGCACGAGGCTGATGATGTCGCCGTCGTCGGGCCCCGCTGGCGTCGCGTTGAGCGCGTTCCAGTTGCAGATGCCGGTGGCCTCGACGTCTGCGACCGACTGCGAGAGCCAGATGTTCGATCCCACCCAGCCCACGAGCCGGTCGCGGAAGGACACGAGGCCGTCGAAGTGCGGCGGCTCGCCGTGCAGGTTCTCGTCAGAGCGGTAGCCAAGGTCAGCGTCGGCGATGACGTCGTTGTAGATGACGGTCCCCGCCGGCTGGTCCGTGACGAAGTAGAACGGCCCGATGACGCTGCCCTGCGACGTGGTGCGCTCGAGCGTCCAGCCGAGGTAGTCGCTCCGCACCTCGTTCGCGATTGTCGTGAGCTGGACCTGCGTGTTCGCACCCATGGCGATCGACTGCGGGGCGGTCGCCTTAGAGCTGCCGTCCAAGTACCGGAACCGCAGGCGGTACCAGTACGTCGAGGCCGCGGTCAGGCCGCCGCCGCCGGCCCCGGTCAGCGTCATCACCGTGTTCGCCGCGGCGCCGGCCGACTGGTAGTGAAGCACCGCGCTCGCCGCGTTCGACCGCACGTTCGGGATGGTGAACTGCGCCGTGCCCGAGCCGATGGTGATGGTGCCGTCGTTGTTGATGACGCCGACACCCGTGTTTAGTGTGAGCGTGACGTCGCCCGCGTTCACCGTGACGTTCACCGTGTACGGGCCGCCGGTGAGCCCGGCGCCTGTCACAGTGAGGCCCGTCGGGATGGCCGGGAACGCCGGGCGCGGCAGGATCATCGAGTGCCACTTGTTCGCCGGGTTCCCGGTCCGATAGAAGATGGGCGAGCCCGTGCCCTGGAACTGCGTCAGGAACATCGCGCCGTTCTGCTGCTCGCAAACCGCCTTGGCTGAGGCGTGGAGCGCGAACGGCGTCGTCTGCGCCGTGACAGCGACGGTGGTCAGCTCGTTCAGGACACCAGCCGTGTCCTCGGAGACGACGAAACACTTGGACGAACCGCTCGCCGACACCCATTCGGTGACGGTGTGCGGCTTCTTGGTGAGCGTGGCGCTCGAGAGCCGCTGCGAGCCCTTCCGTACGCCGACGCCGCCCAGGGGCTCGAGGATGCCGTTCTCGATGATGCGCGCGTGGCGGACCTTGCGCCGGATGTCCGAGATGCCGTGAATCTCGCCGCCAGAGAAGTCGGTCAGCGAGCTGATGACGTCCGACGCCACGTGCTACCTCGCCCCGTAGTTGCTCGCGCGCGGACGCAGGCGCGAGCGCCGGTCCGCGGACTTGTCCTCGAAACGGTCGCGGTCGAACGTCAGGGCGGCCTGCCACTTCTGCTGCGCCGAGGCGCCGCTCTCGTAGTCCTTCATGTCGTCGAACCCGTAGGCGATCATGCCTTCGAGCAGCAGGTCCCGCAGCGTGTCTGACAGTTGCACGTCCTGGGTGGAGGCGTTCGTCACCGCGTCGGGCAGGCCCCAGTAGCGGACCTTGAGCGCCGAGGCGAGCGTGACGTCCGGCATCGGATGGAGGAACAGGCTCGTGGTCGCCGGGTAGTACCGCATCGGCGTGCCGGTCGAGTAGTTGCGCTGGGTGCGCGCCTCGAACTCGTCCGAGAACAGCTCGCCCAGTTTGAACCACGTGGTCGGGTCGCCGGGCGTCTCGTTGTAGCGCACCGAGATGATCTGGAACGAGTCCGACGGGTACTCGTACTCGGGCTCGGCCAGAGTCACGCCGGTGACGGTCGTCCACTCCACGAGGCGCATCTTGCGCGCCATGATCCGCGCGACGCGGTTCTGGATGGAGAGCCAGCGCGGCTGGGTAATCGTGCCGAAGGCCGGGTCCCGGAGCGCCTCGGCGGCCTCGTTGATGACGAGCAGCGAGTTGAAGCTCATGCCGCCACCCTGGTCCACGCGGTCGACCGTCGCGGCAGGCGCGCCCAGTCGGTCGTGAGCCCGTAGCGGTAGGCGCCGTCCGTGGAGTTAGTCGGAGCCACGCCCCACGGGTGGGAGAAGATCGGGTCGTACCACTGTGCCGAGAGCACGCAGGGCGAGGCGATGGCCGCCGGGCCGGTGCCACCGAACGTCGGCGTCAGCGAGCCGTCCTGCGATCGGTCGACGGTGTAGAGCAGTGTCGTCGTGTCCGAGGCGCCGACGAACGTCAGGAACGCGGAGCGGATGCTCACGCCAGTGCGCGCGAGGCCGTCGCGGCCGTTGAACAGCATCAGGCGCGTGTTGTAGCCCGCCTTCGGCACGAGGTACTGGGGCGCTCCGTCGATCGTTCCCGTGTCGGTCGTCCCGTCGAGGACCGCGGTCCACTGCCCCGAGGCACCGTCGTACCTGACCTCGAGCGTGTGCCACACCGAGGTGTCCGAGACGCGAGACGGCGCGGTCTGCCACGTGCTGCCGCTCTTGGCGAGCGCCTTGAAGCGACCGCTGGGCGTGACCCCCACCTCCAGCAGCGGTGCCTGCGTCTGGAGGTCGTGGTCGAAGGCGAACATCGGGTGCAGCTCGTCCGCCGAGGCGCTCTGGACCGGCAGGGCGTCCACGCGGAACTCCAGCGCGACCGCCGCGAGGCCGAACTGCGGCAGCGTCGAGAGGTCGCCCACGCCCTCGGCGACCATGGCGAAGTACGGTTGCCCGAGCGTCGCCACGTGCCGGACGGTGCCCATCCGGCTACTCGAAGTAACCCGCGATGCCCACCGTGCCGCGGTACACCAGCGAGCCCGTCGCGGCGCCGTTCAGGACCTTGTAGAACACGAGGAACCGCCCGCCCGGTGGCACCATGACCGGCGCTTGGCTGAAGTCGTGCCACGGCAGGCCGGGGGCGATCGTGCCGACCGCGGCGGTCGCCGCGAGCGTCTGCATCCCGAGCGCGATTTTGCGCGGCGAGACACCCGTCGCGCTATCGGTTTGCGCCATGCTCGCGCTCGACGCGACCCCACAGCCCCACTGGAGAACCGCCGCCGTGACGACGGCGACCCCCTGAACAAGCAGCTCTCCGATCCGAATGCCGGTGACGTACAGTGTCCGTCCTGACACCGTTGCGGAGCCCGCGGGGTTGTTGTAGGCGAACACCGTGAGGTCGTTCTCGCTCACGCCTGTGGCGTTGCACTGGAACTGGCCGCCGAGCGCGTTCAGCGCGCCGCCGCCGCCGTTCGCCGGCGTGAACGCGCCGGCGACCGCCCCGTTCGCGTACGAGGCCGTCTGCCCCGTCGCCTGTCCAGGCGGGTTCTGGTAGCCGCCGAGGCCGTTGCCGGCCATCGCATGTCCCCACGGCCGGTGCATCGTGATGTAGCGCGGGTAAACGGCGAGCAGGCCGATCTTCATCGTGCGGGCGCCGACAGCGTTGCCGTTGCCGATCGAGAAACCGAGCGGCTGCGTACAGGTCGCCGCCGGCAGGATCACACCGCTGGTGTCGATGCTTCCGCACGGCTTCTCGTCGATCGAGAACAGCACGCAGTTGTGTCTGACCTCGATGCGGTAGCGGTGTGGAACCCCAGACGCCGGCAGGTTCGCCGCTCCCTTGGCGATGTTGGCGATGGTCTCGACGCCAGCGTTGTTGAATACCGCCTGGAGCACTGGCGTCGCGTCGGCGGTAAGGCTCAGGTCGGTCCCCGCGACCATGCGGAAGTAGATGCCGTCGACGGAGGCACCGGGGGATGACGGCGCCGTCATCAAACCCCACGCTGCGTAGGAGTCCTCGGTGTCGCCCGTGGTCTGAATCCACATCTCAGCGCACAGCCCGTCGACGCCGAACAACGGGAACGTTTTGCGCGACGAGACCGAGATGAAGTCGGCTGGCGTCGTGTCGGCCGAGCTATTGAGGACGAAGAAACCCCCGGTCTGCGCGCTCGTCATGCCGGTCGCCGTCTGCGTGAACGTCTCGGTCGGGATGTTGGACCCCTCGAACGTCCGCAGGAACATGAGTCCGGTCGCTGCCACGTTACTGACGGGCGGGGCGCCGGCCCCGCTGTAGAAGCTCATCGCCTCGTCACCTTCCTGCGCTTCAGCGCGGGTTGATACGGATGACGCACGTGAAGATGCTGCCGGTTTTGGTGTCGCCTACGCCTGCGGGGACGATAACCTGTCCCACGATGGTTCCCGGACGCGAGGTGGCCGCCGTGGCGGAGATCATCGCGTTGGCCGTAACGCTCTCCACGCACCCGAGGCTTCCGTTTGGGTCGTCGTCGGTGTTTGTCGACCACCGCACCCAAGTCCCGAGGATGCCGAGTGGCGTGTCAACGCTGGCGTCGTTACAGCGAACCGGGACGATGCTGCCGGCGGTGGCGGCGAGCCCCCATGCTCCGGCCGGGATGTCTTGCAGGGTGACGCCAAGGAACGTGCGCGACTGGAAGTTGGCGCTGTCGTCGCAGAAGTCGCACGGCATATAGATCGGCGGCACATCGGCCCCGGCTGACAGCTTGCCGCAGGACCAGCGCGGGAAGTTTGCCCCCGTTATCAACACCGAGCCCGGCGGGTAGTTGCCCACAGAGTCGTTGAACACAGGGATGGTGCCTACGACGTACTTCATCACCGGGCCGGCGCGGCGGACGCCGTTCGGAGCGATGGTGATTTGCGGGTACGTGTTGCGGATTTCACCCGGGATGAAGCTCACCCGCTGGCCTCCTCGGTTCCGAGCGCGGGGCGGCCAGTCGCCGCCCCGCAACGTGTCGCGCTGCTAGTGGATCGTTATGTACGCCCCGAGCCGCGTCGCCGTGCCCGTGTCCGTGATGCCGAAGTTGGCGCCGGTCGTGGTGCCCGACGGCTTCGCCGTGAACCCGAGCGACTGCGCCGGGTTCGTCGGTGCCGTCGCCGAGTCCGTCACGACACCGCTCGCGCCACCGATCAGGTGACGGCCGAGCGTGCCGGTCGCCGACGCCGTGGTCACGAGCGCGAGGCTGCCCGTTCCCGCGATGAGGACGATGTTGTTGCCCACCGCGGTCGTCGCCGAGTTGAGCGCCGCCCCGACCAGACCCGACGGGGTGGTGCCGCTCTGGCCGACACTCAGGACGTTCGCGATGACCGTCGTGGTGCCCGCCAGGTTCGACGCCTGCATCAAGAAGCTGGCCGCCGTCGTCATCAGCGAGTTCGATTCCGTGATCGTCGCGCTCGCCTTGCCGGTCAGGACGGTGCCCAGCCAGCCACTGCCCTGCCACAGCGTCGTCCCGTCGGGGCCGATGACGCGGAGGGGGATTTCGAGATTGCTGCCCTGCTGCATGGCTCTCCTCCCTTCTGTGCGGTGCGGAGCCGCCTCGTAATCGCGGCCCCGCCCGCAGCGTCCTCGGTACTAGCCGGGGAACACCGTGTTGACGTTGACGTTGCTGATGCAGCCCGAGCTGCGGCGCTCGTCGAAGCACAGCTCCGTGCGGTGGAAGATGTACGCGACGCGAGCGTCCTGGTCGTAGCTGTCCTGCCACTTGCGGAAGTAGAAGTCCCGCGCCGGGTGGCGGTACAGCGACACAGCCTTCTCGTCGATGACGTAGATCTTCTCGATGTGCGTCGAGCTGTTGTGCGGAGCCCGCTCGTCGACCACCCACGGCGCGTTGCGGTACATCAGGTTCGTGAAGCCCGCCTTCGCCATGCCCGTCGACTGCTGCGGACGGTCGTACCGCTCGTTCTTCGCGAGCGAGTTGTGGTACTCCGTCCACGAACCCCAGTTGGACACGATCAGCGTCGGCTGCTTGCCCGAGCGGAACCCGATGGTCGCGAACATCGTCGACAGCGGGTTGACGCCGGTGTTCTGGTAGAACGAGCCCGTCGAGCCGGTCGTGTAGCCGGTGTTGTCCGAGTTGGGCTGCCACCAGCCGAACGTGTCCGACGCCACCGCCGAGCCGCCGCACGTGATGCCGCCGTACGTCTGGCTCGCGCCGGTGATGTTGTCCGGCAGCGCCAGCTGGAGACCGCCGACCGCCTTGGCGTTCGTGCCGTCGTTGAACAGCGCCGTGCCGATGAGGTCGACCGCCGTGTTCTCGGCGATCTTCATCTTCTGCTCGAGCAGGTTGAGGACCGCCGTGTCACCGTCGCAGGCCAGCTCCTCGTCGCCGTCGATCGCCACCGTGACCTGGGCGTTCTTGGCGAAGTAGTTGGCCGCCTTGATCGGGTTGCGGATGGTCGTGTCGAACTTGTCCGAGCCGGAGTAGAACGAGCCACCGCCGCCCTCGGGCGCGAAGCCCAGGGGCACGATCAGCGCCGGACCGCCGCGCCAGTTTTTCTGCTGCGGCTTCCAGCGGTAGAGCAGCGCGTTCGAGAGGAAGAAGTTGTCCTTGAGCTTCGGAACGTGGCGGTTCGCCGCGAGCGAACTCACCATGTCGAAGTTGATTGTGAACGCCATCGCGGCGCCCCCCTATTGGTGTCCGAGCCGTGGCTTACGTATGGCGGCCGAGTTTCGCGGCCCCGCCAGTCGCAAGTTCGTGCTGCGTGATGTCGGAGTAGTCCCCGGACTTCGGCGTGTGCTGCCACGGTTTCGGGGCCCCGGCGCCAGACGCCGCCGGCGTGTCGACGACACCTTCGGCCTTGCCGTCGCCGGTTCTCGGCGAGGGGTCGGGCGAGGTCTTGAGGCGGTCGCGCAGGTGCGGCAGTCGCCGCAACGCAGCCTCCTCGAACTTCATACCGCTCTCGCCGACGATGAGGTCGGCGTTCGCCTCCATGTAGCTGACGACCGTCGCGATCTCCTGCGAGGTCATCTTGTACTTGCCACTGGCGGAGGCGACCTGGTGACGGATGTTGGCCTTGACGGTCCGCTCCGTCTGCTCGGCGATCGCCTTCTCGCGATCGGCGAGGTCCTGCTTCAGCTTCGCGTTCTCGGCGCGAAGCGCCTTCGTGTCGGGGTCGAGGTCGTCGTCGGCATCGGCCGCGGCGTTGTCGCGCTGGGCCTTGGTGATGGCCGCGCTGACCTTCTCGCCGATGCGCTCGTCGATGTCGTCGAGCGTCAGCTCCTCGAAGTCGTCCTCACCCTCGGCGTTGCCGGCCGGCTCGTCCGCGGGCTCCGGCGCGGCCGGCTCCTTGGCCGGTTCCTTCGCGGGCTCCTTCGGCGGGTCCTCGGCCTTCGCGGGCGCGACGGGCAGACCCGTCGTGTCGTCGATCATGGTGCCCAGGGAACCGGGCACGAAGTCGCTGGTCTCCTCGTCACCCCTGAACATAGCTCGCGTCCTCGTTCACTTCGGGTTGTGCGTCCTCGGTGCCGCTGCTGGCTCCGAACGGCTCGGCGTCGTCGTTCACCGGCTCGCCCTGCTGCCCGGCGGCGGCCTTCGCCTGGTTCATCTGCGCGATGGAGCCGATGGCGGACAGCAGGCGCTGGACGGCGCGAATCTCGTCGGGGGTCACCTGCCGGTCGGCACCGACCTGCGCGATGATGGCGTCGACGTGCTCGTCGAGCGTCATCGGGCGCTGGTCGTCGCCGGGGTCCGAGTAGTACGGGGCGGGTTGGTCGAGACCTGCGCTCACTTGTGTCCCATCGCCATGAGGCCGATCGCGGAGCGCGCCTGCCGCCCCGTGACACCGCCGGCGCCTTTCATCTTCTGCGCGTACGCAGCCGTCGATTCACCCGCAGCCTGCGCCTTCGCGCGGAACGCGCCCGGGTGCTTGATCGTGAAGCTGCCCTTCTGGCCGAGGTTCACGCGCACGGGCTTCTTCGGCTTCGCCTTGCCGCCGGAGCGGGCAGCGTAGAGCCGGTCGACCGCGTTACCGATCGCGCGCGCGGGAAGTGCCATGACTCAAGCCTCAAACAAGAGGCCGGGAACTTTCAACCTAGCGTTGCGGTGGCCCTGCCGGGACGGCGGCGCCGGACGCCTTCGCCTGCGCTGCCTGCTGTATCTGCGCCTGCGCCGCGAGCCGCTCGAGGATGACCGGGATGTTCGGCACGCCCATGGCCTCGAGCGCCGTCTGCTGGTCGATCAGCCCCGCCTGGGCGAGCCCGAGGTACTTCTGCTCGTTCGCCGCCCGGCCGAGCGCGGACCCGGACCCTTGCGCGAACCGGACGTCGTACTCGTAGCAGAGCCACGCCGGGTCGAGCCGCTTCACCATCCCGTTCGAGCCGCGGAAGAAGATGTCCTGACGCGCCTTGCAGCCGGTCGCGTACATCACCTTCTTGAGCAACCGCGTGTACTCGATGAAGGCGGCGACCTCCTTGCCGCGGATGCGCTTCTCGGCCGCCGCTTGGAGGTTCTCGATGGCGACGCCGGCCTCGATGCCCTCGGGGCGCCGGCCCTGGCTGACGTCGTGGATGCCGGTCACGGTGTCGGCGTCGATCTTCTCCATGTCGAGCATCTGGAACTGCTGGGCGCTCGCGCCCTCGAACGGCAGCCACTTGATTTCCGAGCCGCGCATCTTCTTCAGCACCTCGCCCGGCTCCACGGCGCGCTGGTCGATGTCGATGCCCGTGTCGGTGTCGGCGACCATGATCGGGATGCACTCGTACTCGAGCGACCGCTTCAGGGCCGCGTTCCGCTGGTTGATGGCGCGGTTGATGGAGATGAGGTTGTCCAGCTCGCCGACGCCGTAGAAGCGGCCGTTGCGCGCGTAGTCGCGCCCGATCTCGAACGGGACACCGAGGAAGCACTCGTCGAGGGCCTTCGGCTTCTGGAGGCAGGTGCCCCCGGCGGTGTAGGCGCTCACGCACCAGCCGGAGCGGCACACGGGCTCGGAGAGCCGGTAGGGCTTCATGCTCGGCGTATGCACGAACGCGGCGCCCGTCGGGTCCGAGGCATCGGGGGCGGCGACGTCGCCCGCGTAGTTGACGGACATCATGCGCCGGTCGCGGAAGAAGCCGGTGATGAGGAAGGTCGTGCCGGTGTTCCGCATCTTGCCGTAGTCGGACGGCACGAGGCCGGCGCTGCCGGTGTTCTCCTCCTGCGACTGCCCGGAGTAGAGCGGCGTCTCCAGGTTGAAGCGGCCGCCCATGATGCCGTCGAGCGTGTCGTAGTCGCCACCCATGTCGTAGGCGTCGAAGAACGGCCGCTGGAGCGCGTCGTACGACGGCGACGCGATGTTGTCCGGCGTGATCTGGTCGGCGACGTCCGGGTACTTCTCCTTCAACCAGTCAGTCGGCACGGGCTGGGCGAGGAAGAAGAACTCGAGACTGTCCTCGTGCGTCGCGAACGGGTCGGGGTAGAAGTTGTACGGCGAGTACGGCTTCGGGTAGGCGATGCCGGTCTTGGGGTCGACGACGATCAGGTGGACGCACCAGCCGTAGATGCACTTCTCGCGCGTGTTGACCTGGTGGTTCAGGTCCCACTCGTTGACGTCCATCAGCCACTGCGCGTACTCCTGCACGGCGGTGATTTCGTCCTGCTGGTACTGGCGGCGCGGGATGATCTCCGGGCGCGGCCGCATCTCCGTCATCACCGGGACCACGGTCTCGACGGTGGCGTAACACAGGTTCGTGACCTTCAGCTCGCGGTTCATCTGCGGCGTCATGAAGTGCTGGCCGTGGTAGTAGGCGTCCATGAGCTTCAGGCGCTCGACCTCGGGCTTGCGCGCGTCGTACGAGTCGCGGAACCGCGAGAAGAACCAGCCTTTGAACTGGTCGTCGGAGAGACCGCGGAGCGGGTCGACCTTGGGCTCGAGCCGGGTGTGGGCGACGAAGAAGCTGCCGGTGGGGATGCCGTTCGTCATGTTGCCCGGCTTCACGAACAGGGTCGGCTTCACTCGACGTCCTCCTCGGGGTCGACGAACTCGACGGCGACTCCGCGCCCGGTCTCGAAGCTCTTGCCGGTGGCGACCTGCTCGGCGAAGTCGGCGTGGCGCCTGATGCGCCGCGTGATGTCTCGTGGCGCGTTCCGCTCGGCCCCGTCGCCCTTGACCACCACGTCGCTGACACCGTGCTGGCGCTGGAGGTGCTTCATGTGATCGAGCGAGCGCACGGTGCAGCCGAACGCGGCGTTCCAGTGCGGCGTGAAGTCGCTGTCAGAGGTGGAGAACCCGCTCAGGCGGATGCCGTGGTAGACGCGCGCCGCACGCGGCAGGCGCTCGCGCCAGCGGACAGCCCGCGGCCCGGCCGGGCACGGGCATGGTGCGGGCATCTCCTCGGGCATCGCCGAGGACTCGACCGGGCGCTGCGACTCGCCGCACGCCCAGCAGTGGGCCTCCCACTCCTTCACCACACGCCCTCCGTCGGCCTCAACTCGTAGTCGACCACGGAGTCGAAAACCTGCTTCGGGATGTCGAGTTTGACGATGGTGTGGCGGACGGTGTTGCCGGCCGGGTCGATCGTATCGACGAACCCGCGCGCTAGGTCGTCGGGCGTCAGCAGGAGCGTCGCGCCGTCGTCCGGGCCGCCGAAGAACGCGCCGACGATGGTGCTCATACGAAGCCGCCGTGGATGGTGACGGGACCGGGGGTCATCTCGCTCCTGCCCTCGATGGCGGCGCCGACCGCCTGGAGCAGCTTGCGGAACAGCCAGCCGTCGGGCGAGCCGCTCTCGTCGAAGTGGCCGTCGCAGCACTCGCTGTGCGCGTGGAGCGGCACGGTCGCCTGCGTGACCACGCTGATGAAGTTGGTGCGCGTGATCTGCTTGCCGCAGACGAAGCAGTCAGGTAGGTCGAAGGCGACCTTGAACCGCGGGTCGAGCCCGCGAGCGTCCTCGGCGAGTTTGTCGTCAGCCTGGTTCACCGTGTCCCCCCAAGGCCGGTGCGCTCGCGGAGCCGCTTCCTGCGGTCCTCGGCGTTATCGAGCGCCTGAATCTGGTCCATGGTCAGCCGCCCGATGTCGATCTCCTGCTCGGGGATGCCCATGGAGCGCCTGACCCGGTTATCACGGTACATGGACACGGCGGCTTGCGTCATCTCAAGCGGCAACGGGGCCAGCGTGCCCTCGTAGCTGCCGTGGTGGACGTACACGGCCATGCAGAGCGCCTGGGTGCCGTCGATGTAGCCGCCCTTCGGGTGGTCGATGCGGTTGTTGTCCGCGTAGAACATCTCCGTCCACTCTTTCAGGAGGCTCGGGTCGATGCAGCGGCCGGCGTGGTTCCGCACGTACTGGCGTCCGAGGTCGAACAGCGGCGCGCGGTTGGCGTCCGAGGTCCAGAAGCCGGGCTTCTCGCTGACCTTGCCGGTCACGGACTTCTCGTCCACGAGCCGGTAGTAGACGTTGTGGTACTGCACCCGCTTCAGCAGCGTGTCGAAGAACAGGACGCCGTGGTTGTTGGCCTCGCCCGCGATCTTGGCGCCGTTGTACCACCACGCGATCATGCCGGCCATCTGTGCGAGCAGGTCGGGGTCGAGCCGGGCGTAGAACACCGCATCGACGTCGAGCGTGTGTCGGTTCAGGACGACGATCGGAGTGAAGTCTCCGCCGGGGTCGCCGGATGCGGTGTCGACGCCGACGATGTACTTGTAGCGCGGCTGCGGCGGCCGGTAGATGCGCCAGCGCCCGCGACGGACGACGCGGATGGAGACCGAGTGCTTGTCGTTCGGGTTCGCCTCGATCTCCACCTCGGGCGGCAGCTCGCCCGCGGCCTCCGCCGCCGCGGCGGCGTCCATGTAGAAGCGCAGGTGCTCGGCGTCGAACACCTTGCGGCCCGAGGCGAGGAAACAGGTGATGGGGTCGCTCGGGTACTCCTGGTCCATCTTGTCCTGGTCGCCGTTCAGCTTGTTCTCGCGGACGCTGATGTACCACGCGATCTGGCGCAGCGAGAGGTTGTGCGTACGAACGAGGGTGAGGTCGTGCGGGGTGAGGTCCGACTCCTCGAACCACGGCGTCATGTGCGCCGTCTCGTCCTCGAACCACGGGCTGAAGAACGGCACCCAGTCGTTCTTCTTGGCGACCGCGTTCACCCACAGGTTATGGAAGTAGTTGCCGACACCGTTCGGCGTGCTCTCGGCGACCACGAGGGTGTCCGGGGTGTCGGGCACGGTCTGGAGTAGCGCCGTCATCAACTCGTCGGCGTCTGCAATCCACGCCAGCTCGGAGATGTGCAGGTGGGTGGCGGCGAAGCCGCGGCCTCCGGCGGCGATCACCTGCATGCGCGAGTTGTTGTGCTTGAAGTCGAGCAGCTTCTTGGTCGCGTAGCGAAGCTCGGGCTGGGCGCTCGGCGGCAGGTTGTCGTAGAACAGTTGCGACATGCGGAAGATGATGTCCGCGGAGTCGGTGTCGTTGGCGACGACCAGGGCCTTTCGGTTGTGCTTGGTGTGGCACTCGCGGAACAGCTCGGCCTCGGTCCAGGTGGAAGCGCCGATGCGGCGGCTCTTGAGGATGACGACCTTCGGCGGGCGGCCTTGTCGGCGCTCGTGATCGACGATGCTGCCGAGGCGCTTCTGCTCCTTCTTCAGCGCGAGCGGGATCATGCCGAGGCGCACGTCCTTCGGCTCGATCTTGAGGCAGGACTCGAAGTACGCCTCGCGCTGGTCCCCGAGTTGTTCGAGGGTGAGGCTACGCTTTGCGGCGGACACCCGGGGCACCACCGCCGCGCTTGCGCTGGCGCATGTCGTACTCGACCGGGATACCCTGCTCGGCGAGTATCTCGATGTCTCGTTCGTCGAACGGGCAGCGGCCGAACACGACGGCGACGTGGGCGACGCGCACGGTATCGCCGGGGGTCGGGCACCGCTGGACGAACACCTCTCGCTCCTTGGCGGTCTCGACCAACTTCGTCGCTATCTCGGTCGGGGCGCAGAGGAACACCTGCGCGCTCTTGGGCAACGCCTCGACGTAGCGGGTGGCGTCCCTCACGTCACGCGCACCGTCGCCGACGACCATGGCGACGTTGTTCCATGTCTGGACCGCGCGGGGTCCGCGGTGGTCGCTCGGGTGCGGGCTCACCAGTTCAACTCGACGCCCAGCATGGCGGCGTAGCGTTTGATCCAGCCCGCCTGGTCCTGACACTTCGGGTCGAGCGCGTTCTGGAGCACGGCGTTCCTGACGTCAGCCATGCGTGCGAGCCACGGGCCCTTCTCGCTGACGACGGCGGGGAAGAACCCATCCTCGGCGCGGATGCGGGCCAAGACGATGGGCTCGGTTTTCCACAGCGCGCAGAAGGCGTCCTCGGTGGCCGGCGCGCGGGTGGGCGGTGGGCTGGCGCACCAGATCAGGTAGGCACGCCTAAGGCGCGCTCGAGTGGCTTCGCGCCGCGGGGTCTCGCTTCCGTCGGCTCGTCGTCCAATCCCTCCGGCGGGAGCGGCTCCGTTTGCAGTAGCGGGCTCCGCTCTCCCGGCTTCTGGGGCGGGAGTTCCCCCTGCTGGACCGGCCTCGTGATGATCGTGCGGTTGTTCTTGTAGACCGTGGCGAAGATGTTCGCCACCATGGTCTCCATCTCGCTCACCGACTTCACCAGCCCGCTCAGCACCTGCTGGCGCTTCTCGTCCTTCTCCGCCGCGATCAGGTTCTTGAGCGCCAGGTCCAGGACCTTGGTCGAGTAGTCGAGCGTCGACTTCGACCACGCCTGTGAAATCAGGACGGCCGCCAGGGCGACGATCGCTCCGGCTGCCATCGAAGCCGCGACCAGTGCTGCGAGTTGCATCCTTGCCTCCCATGCCTGCTACCTGCGGCCGCGGTGGCGGCGCGGCTTGGCGTCGCCATCGGCCATGAGTCGCGCGACCGCGGCGGCGGCGAGCGGGCCGTTACTGGAAATCATCAGGGTCCGCCGCGCTGCTTTCCTCGCTCTCTGGTCCAGGTCCCTCTGCCGATCGAGCGCCCTCTCCTGCTCGAAGATCGGTCCCCAAGAGGAGGAAGTCGTCCCACTCAAGCGGGCTATCGTTGAAGATGCTGCCGGGTCCGAGAGCGGGTCCTCGAGGAGCAGGACGCGGTTCCACTCGTGCGGGTCCGGCCACGCTTCGCGCAGCCTCCGGTAGTTGTACCGGCGGCACAGGGCCCGCATCCAGGGCACCGACCACAGCCTCGGGGTCCGCCTCGGCTGCGGCAGCTGCGTCGACCGCGGCGCGGTGGGCGGCGATCTCCGCCTGCTCGGCCTCGAGGCGTTCGCGGACGGCGCGCTTGAGTTCGGCCTCGTACTTGTCGCCGACGATGGCTTTGCGCTCGGCGATGGCTTCCTTCGAGTGGGTGGACTTGAAGCACCACTCGCAGGTGCCGGTCTGTCGCCAGACCCCATCGCTACCGACGGCTTTGGCGTGGCCGTGGATCTGGCAGAGGACGAATCCGGTCTCGGCGTCGGACTTGAACTTCCCGAGTTCGATGCCGTTGGTGTCGGTGATGCGGCCGAGTCCCAGGTCGTGAGCGCGGGATACACGCATGGCTCCGATGCCTTCGGCGGCGGCGAGTCCGGCGGCGAGGGCTTGGTCGGAGAGTTTCCAGTCGGCATCGCCGGCCACGCTACGATCTCCACCGCCATGAGCCGGCGACGTGACCGGACTGGTCGTAGGGACACGGGCCCGCGGCGCGCCACTCCCCGAACTGGGTGAGGTAGCAGAGGTTCACCTTCAGCATCGGGCCGTAGGACCTGGCGATCACTGCGTGCAGGTCCTCCTCGCCCTTGTTCCAGCCGGTGAACACGACGGCATCTCCGGCTCGAGGTTCGCGCACGACGGGAGGAGTATCGGGAACGGGGGCCCCGGCTCCCCGCTCCCCAGCCCCGCGAGTTGACGATGGAGGTGCGCCACCGGCCGGGGAGGGCCGTGCTGCGGTCGTCGCTGACTGCTTCGTCGCTTCCATGCTCGCCCCCTCATCCTGCGAGGCGCACGGCTCGGATGCTCGCTTCGCTCGCTCATCCGCATCGTTCGCTTCGCGAACTCGCTTCACACGCCTACCACCTACTACCCGGGGACTGGTCGTCCCCGGCGCTCATAAGAGCGGGATTGTATGGAGCAACCGCGTCAGGTCAAGGACTGAATGACGAGCGCGCCCTGCTCATTTGAGCACGTCGACCCGTCCGTCGGGCCAGACGATGCGGACGCGCATACGTCGGCGGACCCACGACCGGAGCACGAACCGCCGTAGCAGCGATAGCGAGATGTCGCCGAATCCGGTGCCGACGCGCCGTAGACTCATGCGTACTCGTTCACCGGGATGGCGTCTCCGCCGGGCTGGCCGTTGACGTAAGTCAGTGTCGCGGGCGAGTAGAAGTTGCTGCGCGCGCGCCATCGGTCGCAGGTCCCGTCGACGCTGACGGTGGCGCCGGTGCCGTTGAGGTTGGCGCCCTTCTGCTTGCTGAACTTGTTGGCGAAGATGACGCCGCCAGCGGTGCAGCCGCTCTGGATGTTGATGGCGCGCGTCGGTCCGTGGGTGCCGCCGGTGGCGTTCCCGTAGAGGTCTGTGCCGGCGCCGTCCCCGTAGTTGCTCAGGAACTTGTTGCCGATGATCGAGCACGGGCCCGTGTTGTTGTTCACGAACAGGATTCCGTCCTTGTCGATGTAGTCCTCGAAGTTGTTGCCGATGACCTCGACCCCCTCGAGCGTGTCCAGGTGCAGGTCGCGGAGCGTGTTGCCCTCGAAGTTGCAGCCGAGGACCAGGGTGTTCTGGGACTGCGAGATGTGCAGCCCCTTCGCCTGGCAGTCCTGGAAGCCGCAGTCGATGAACTTGAGCGTCGTGTTCGTGCCCGGGGCCGACACGGTGCGTTGGGCCCGGCCGGAGGCTGTCTGCGCCTTGGCGAACGTGCAGTGCTTGAACGTGGTCAGGATGCAGCCGTCCACGAGGAGGCCGATGTCGCCTCCGGTCGTCCGCACGTTGTCGATGACGCAGCGGTCGACCTTGTGGTTCGCGTCGGACCACGACAGCTTGAGGCAGTAGGCGGCCGTGAGCGGGCGGATGATGGCGAGGTTCGCGAGCCGCACTTGGCCGGCGTTCACGAAGATCGAGCCGTCGATGATGGTCCCTTCGCCCTCGCCCTCGATCCAGGTGCCGCGGTTGCCGATGTAGAGGTCGCCCTTGAACACGCCCCGCGGCAGCTTGATCTTGCCCCCAGGCATCGCGAGGCTCGGGGCCACAGGTGGGTAGCCGAAGTTTATGGTCTGGGGCGAGGTGAGGTTGTCGAGCGCCTGCTGGATGACGGTCGAGGACTCGTGCAGGCCGACGTTGGCGATGACGCTGCCGCCAAGGGAGACGCTCACACCGTCACCTCCTCCGGGTGAGCGCGCAGCCACGCCTCGGTGGCGACGCGCTCGAGGTTGGGCTCGTACCACCTGAGTATCGCGAGTTTCCGCTGCAACTCCTTCACCTGCGCGATCAGCGGGTCCTGCGCCTCGACCCGGCGGTTCAGCTCGGCTCGCTCGGCCTCGAGCAGTTTCTCGGCCTCGAGCGCACGGAGCCCGGCCTTGGCGGAGTCCTCGGCGGCGATCCGCGCGCGCTGGTCCGCGGCCTCCACCTTCGGCGGCCACTCGTCCAGCTCGGCCACGAGCTGCTTCAGGGGTTCCCCGTAGAGCATGGCGCTCCCGACCCCACCGGCCCGCTCGATCACCTCACGCCACTTCACTCTCGCGTCCCCCGAAGATGGTGCGCGGGCGGCTCGTTCCCCTTCGCCGCGGAACCACAGCCCATGGCTCGACACGGGGCCGACCCGCGCGCCACTGACCCTACCACACGAAGAAGGCGGGCCGACTCGGGGGAGTCGAACCCGCCTCTCGTTCGCACATGGGGGCCGCGCGAAAGCATTGAGCGGTGACGTGCCGGCGCCCCGCCCGAACCACGCGCGGAGCATCCGAGGGGACCGTCGTCCCGAGGACCTGGGCCGTGACCCGCCGCTACATGGCTCGGTGTCAAGATAAGTGACACTTCCGCCGCATGTCCAGTCGGGCCTTGGCCTTCAACCGACGTCAGGTCCTTACGGCGTGTTCGCCGCGATGGCGGCGTCGAGCTTCGCCTTGCTGGCGTTGATCTCCGAGAGGATGGCCGCCCCCACCTCCGGCGTCACCGTCTGGTTCGCCACGAGCCCGTTGATGAGCGCGATCACCGAGTCGACCGAGGTCGTCTCCGCGCGCACCGCGTCGAGAATGTCCTGTCCGAGCGCCATGTTCGCCCTCTCCTGTAGGTACACGTACCAGAGCCACGTCTCGATGCGGTCCAGCCGCCTGAGTATCGCTGACGACAGGTCTGCCAACACGCCCTCCCCAGGAACGCTGCCGCGTGCTCCGCGCACCACTACAGCACACCCCGCCCGGTCCCATCTACCTCCGTACCGCCCCGGGTCCCCAGCGGGTCCCATCCACCGGGGTCAGGCGTGAACCTCTCGGTGATGTGCCGCGCACAGCCACCGCACCTCTCGCGGCTTCGCGTAGTCCTCGTGGTGTGCCTGTGTCCTCGGCTCCCCGCACACCTCGCACGGCTGCCGCATCATCGACCCGCGGTGGAGCGCCATGCCAACCACTGCCCGAGCTCTCGCCCTCTCGATCGGCACCGGCTTCTCGCGGCCCGCCGCTCGCCACTGCCGCATGTACGCATTCCTGCACTCGCGACAGCCACGGGGTCCTGGGCACCCTGCTTCGCCGCACCACGTACTGCCACGACGCTGCGGTCTGCCAGCCACCGATACCCTCTTGGCACCACGCGCTATACAGGCTCGGACCAGCCGACGTTCCATGTTTTACATGGTGTCACGGTAACGCCCGCTCGTCCACTACTCGGCCCCGAGGCTCCCCCGCCACGCCCGGTCCAGGCCCAGCTACCAGCCGCCACGGTCTCGCCCCGGGGCCACCCCCAGCGCCTCCCCGCCCCTCTCGTGCACGGGTTCAGCGCCCTACCTCGCCGCGGTGGCTCGGGCCTTCTGCCAGCATGCGTTCACCGCGACCCCCGCACCCTACTCCCCTCCCCGTCCCCTTGCCATGCGCGTATCGAGCATCATCACCCGCTCGGGACCGGGGGCCCTCGCTCGGGACCCGTCAGGTGGCGACGCCTTCGCGCGCCGGCGCGTGCCCTCGAGCGCGCATCCTCGCGCGGGGGGCGCTCGGTCCCGGAGCCCGGCCCGTGCGGTGAGGCTGCACGCTCCGGCCCCCGGCCCCTCGGCGGCATCGCCTCGCGTGTGCGCCCGCTCGCGGTTCCCGATCGCGCGTGCCCAGGCGGTCGCGCGGGTCGATGCCGCGCCCGCTCGCTGCGCGGTTCCGCAGGTGGCGGGGGGTCGGGCCGTGGGGCGGATGGCGGGGCGCTCGTGTGTTCGCGCGTGGTCGGCTGGCTCGGGGGCTGGGGCGGTCGGCGAGGCGGGAACCACCAGCCGGGCGCGCGCGAGGGGGAGGCCGCGAGTGTCGCACGGCGCTGCCGCTGGCGGGGGCCTGCCGCGGCGCTCGTTCTGGCGGAGGCCGCTGGCCGGCCTCGCGGTGGCCCTGCCGCCGATTTAGGTTGACAGAGTGGTACCGAGAAAAAAACGAGAAGTGGCCCTTGTGCGGGCTACGAAGTGGGCTATCCTGCTCGGTGGCTTCCATATCCGCAGCGCAGGTCTGGCCCGCTCGGCTGGCGCTCGCGGCACACATGAGCGGGCGTCATCGGGAGGGTAAACCGATGCCGAAGTACGGAGCGGCTGAGTACTGGGCCGACCTGTCCGCGGAGCAGCGGCGTCAGGTCAGGTACGAGCTTGAGGCGTGGGAGGCGGAGGTGGCCCGCGGGGTCCGCGGCGCCGACGAGTTCCCGCACGACGCGCAGACGTTCGCGTGGCACCTCGCGGGCGGCCAGTCGTGAAGGTGCTCGACCTGTTCAGCGGCACCGGCTCGTCGACCGAGGCGTTTCGGCGCCTCGGTCACGAGGTGGTCACGGTGGACGTGCTCGCCGAAGCGGGCGCGACCATCACGGGGTCCGTGCTCGACCCCGAGGTGCAGCACGAGGTGCTCGCCCGCGGCCCGTACGGCTTCGTCTGGGCATCCCCGCCGTGCACCGCGTTCTCGGTCGCGTCCCTGTCCCGCCACTGGGCGCCGGACGGCTCGCCGAAGTCTGAGGCGGCCGCCCACGGCGAGCGGCTCGTGCTCGCGGCGCTCGCGCTCGTCGCGGCGAGCGGCGCGCCCTATTGGGTGATGGAGAACCCCCGCGGGATGCTCCGCACCCGGCCGTGCGTCGCGCACCTTGAGCGGCGCACGGTCACGTACTGCCGCCTCGGCGATACGCGCATGAAGCCGACCGACCTGTGGGGCGCGTTCCCGCCCGGCCTGCTGCTGCCGCCGCCGTGCTCCGCTGGCGACCCGTGCCACGAGGCCGCGCCGCGTGGCGCGCGCACCGGCACGCAAGGCATCGACGGCGCCCGCGACCGGAGCCGCGTGCCCTACGCCCTGTCCCTGCTACTGGCCCTGTCTCTCACCCCAACCCAAGGGGGCCTGCTGTGACCCGCTACGCCGGACGAAAAGTCAGCGAGTTGATGACCGATCCTCAGACGCCGCCCGCCCACCGCGCGCTCATGTCCAACGCCGTGCGCGCGTGGTCGCGCGTCACGGCCATCGCCATCGGCGATGCATTCCGCCGCCGCATGGCCGTGGAGCTTGCGCCTGAGGTGCTCGCGGCCATCGACGCCGAGAACGCCCGGCGCGCCGACAACACGTGCGCGACGCACGACCACCTCGACGCTAACGAGGTCATGGCCGAGGCATTCGCCGAGGTCACGACGCGCGACCCGCGCCCGGACAGCGACGGCGACGCGGCGCTGTGGAACGCGGCATGGGACTACGCCAAGGCCAAGGGGTTCGCGTCGTGAGGCGCTCGCCGCTGCACTTGCGCTGGACCGGGTTCGAGGGCGGCCGCTGCTGGCTGACCCTCGTGCTCGCCCGGCCCGGCACCGTGGGCCGGGGCTTCATACTCGCGCTGTCGCTGCGCCCGATCCGATGGGAAGGGGTGCGGCGCCTGGTCCGCGACGTGGACGGCGTGACGCTGCGCCTGCGCCACGTGTACGCCTTCGCGGGGAGGCTCCTGCCATGGCAATGACCGCCAGCGGTCCCGTGACCTGCGCGCGCTGCGGGCAGACGTGGCCGCGTGACCCGGCGCTCGAGGTCCCGTGCCCGCACTGCCGCGCGCCCATCGGCTCGCCCTGCCGGCGCCCGTCCGGGCACGGCTGCGAACTCCACGCCTCACGCGATCAGGCCGCGCTCGACGCCGGCGTGCTCGCGCCGTGCCCCGGGGAGTCCGGGGCGCGTAAGCCCACGCTGTTGCCGCAGGAGGAGCTACCGCTATGACCCGCCCTACCGACACGCACGCGAGGCCCGGAGTAACTCTCAAGAAAGGCGACAGGTTTGTGCATCGCCGGTGGCTTGATTCGCGCGACTCTCAGCCGCTCCGGTGCATCGTGACCGCGGTGCGCCTCGGGGCCGTCTACTACCGGCCCGATTATGGCCTGCACGACGATGGTACGCCGTGGCTCGGTTCGCCGTCCTACTTCAGCGCGGCCGACGCCGACAAGTACGCAACCGCCATCATTCCTGTGCGGTCCCGCCCATGAGCCGCGTGTCCGATGCCGACGTGGCTCGCATCGTTGCCAAGATCACCTACGCCGCGCTGGTCGCGGCCGTCCGCGCCCAGGCGGAGGCGCACCCGCAGCGCGTCTACCTCGCGCCCGATGGGCAACTCTCGTGCTCGTACCTCAACGGGCGCGACAAGGCGACCGGCGACGGTTGCGGCTGCATCGTCGGCAGCGCCGCGCTCGCGCTGGGCGCCGCCCCGTTCCAGCTGGACGACGCAGAGGGTGAGCTCCCCGACTCCGTGAAGTTCGCCGTCTGCCTCGACATCCCGCACGAGGAGGCCAGCACACCGCGCCAGGGCCACAGCGGCCCGACCGTCACCGCGCGCGAGGCGGCGTGGCTCACCAAGGCGCAGAACCTCCAAGACTGCGGCGATCCGTGGGGCGTGGCCGTCGCGAAGGCTGACGCCCAGGTGCCGCTCTCGTGAGGCGCAATCTGCTCTGGGCCGCCGCCGCTATCGCCATGGCGGCGGCCATCGCCGCCGGCGTGCAGGTCTGCACGCTGCTCCCCTACCTCACCGCGAGGGTAACGCCATGATGACCACGAACGACACGACTTACGCCCGCTGCGGCGGCACCGTCACCAATCCCAAGCTGGCGCGCGACTGGGGCGCCGGCGCCGTCATACGCTGGCACGCCGAGTTGCACGCGATTGGCGACCAGGCGCCCTACTTCGCCGTTGGCGCAGAGGTCCGCGGGCCGCTCGGCGAGGGCGGCGGATGTATGCACGCCGAGGTTCTGGCCCACGTGCCCGACGCGGCTCCGTTGATCGCGCTGCACCTGTCCGACTACCGCGGGGTCCCGATGCACGCCGAAGCTAACGCGCTCTATTGGCTCGCGGGCATGACCCCCGGGCACTTCGGCGAGCGGCACCACGGCGGCAACGGCACCTCGCCCAAGTCCCCGGACGAATGCGCCGCCACGCTCGCCGCGCACCTTCGCGTCAGCGTGGACCAGGCCCGCGAGATGGCGGCCTCGGTAACGCGCGGATGCCCGGAGCCGTGGCGGCCCGAGTACGGCAGCGCGCTGTCGCGCGACGCCCTCCGCCGGGCGATTAACGCGATGCGTCCGCGGTGGCAGGAGGAGGCCGAGGCGGGGATCAGGTGGATTCTCGAGCGGTGCGCGCCCGATTTGCGGGCGGAGTTCGAGCGCCGCGTCAGAGAGTTGCCCGAGGTCTGGCCGAGCGCCTGACAGGTTCACGGCCCCGGCTCTCGCAGGCCCCGGACGCCGCCCACCAAAAGCGCGGACTAAGCCCCCGCCCCTGCCCGCCCCGCCGTGCCGGTCGCGCCAACGACCGGAGCACACGGCGGGGTCCCGCCTTTAATACTCCGTTGGCGTGGGTTTCGCTCGCCCCTTGACACGTGTGTTACTATTGTGTTAGGCGCAATCCCGCGCCGTGACCCTCGGGGGTAATCCGATGATCGCACTACGCAAGCCCGTCAGCAGGTGGGTTGAGCTGCCACGCGGGCGCACCGCCGTCACCCTGGCCGGCGACCGCATCGAGTTCCGTCTCTACAAGAGCCGCGCGCGTTTCGCGCTCCCGCTCGCCTCCGTATTCGTACGAGCGGCCGACGCCTACCAGCAGCAGCGCCGCGCCGAGCGGCGCGCGCAGAGAGGGGGTGCCCGGTGAAGCTCATCAACCGCACGCTCGTCTCGAGCGCCGCCCTGCACGGCGTCCTGGCGGCGGCCGGCCGGATGGTCGGCGCCCGCACCGCCGAGGTCGTCGTGTGCGTCTCCCGCGCGCGCCGCGGCTTCGGCTCGAGCGGCACCGCCTACCACTGCGCGCAAGTCAGGTGGGCCGGCCGGCGGTGGACCGCCACCGATGGCGGCGCCTTCAAGATCACGCTCCCGGTCGTCGGCCGCGGCGCCTGCGATCCGCTCGACGCGGCCCGGTTCTTTTTCCGCACGGCCGCGCACGAGTGGTGCCACATCCGCGAGTACCAGATGGGCGGGCGGTACGTGCTGCCCTGGTCGAGCCGCGGTCCCGGCGGCAGGCGCCCGAAGCACGACGCCCGCCCGGAGGAGCGGCGCGTTTACCTCCGGCTCGAGGAGCTGGCCGAGCGCGGCAAGGACGAGCACGCCCACGCCGACGAGGTGCTGGCGCTCGCCCTCGCGCTCGAGGAACCAATCGCCTTGGCGGCCAGCCTCAACGCCCGCTGACGCCGATCACGGCGCCGACGCTCGTTGTGGGCACGCCTGTGCGCGTCGCACAGTCGGCCCCAGGGCGTCGGCGCCCCGCAGTGCAGGCACAGCCCCGCCGCCCGCCGCTTCTCGCGTAGCCGCTGGTTGGGCGTCAGGTGGTGGTCGGGGTGCGATCGGCTCGTGCGTCCCTCCGCCCCGCAGATACCGCACTCCCGCGGCCTCACCGGCACCGCCTAGGCGTGACCATTCCGAGCACGATAGCCTTTGCCGCCTCCGCCCGCGCACGGGCAATGGCCTCGATTTGCGCCGTCCCCGTCGCGCTCAACTCGTCGTCAATCGTGATGACCGCCGCGGCCTGCGCGTAGACCCGGGGCCGGCATACTGGGCAGCGCGCCACGAAGTAGGCGATCCGCACGTCGTGGTCCACCGGCCGCCGCCACTCCTGAAACGTCAACGACGCGCGCAGCTGGCGCCAGTGGTACGCGCGGCAGGCCAGCCCGCGGCGCTTGCGCTGGCGCGTCGCGCGCTCGAGCGGGGTGCGCGCCTTGCGCCTCCGCCTACGCCGCGCGCTCACGCCGCCAGCCCCACCGCGGCGAGCGCCTGGTCGAGCGTCTCGACCACCGCGACCGGGTGCCCGCGCCAGCTCGCGCGGAAGTCGGCTTGCCGCTTGAGCGTCGCGGGCGCCGTCCCGGACTTGGCGTACCGCTGCCAGCCCGGCCGCTTGATCTCCAGGAGGTAGTCCCATGATTTCGCGCCCACGAGTAGGTCAGGGCACCCGCCGCCCACGGCGTGCAGCTCGAGCACCGAGCAACCGGCGGCCCGCAGCCCCGCCACGATGGCCGCGTGGTTCGCGTCCCGGCGCGCCGTGCGGTAGCGGATCACCGGGGCAGCCTCGAGCCAATCCACCGCGCGACCGGCGGCGGCACGGCGTTGCCCATCATGCGGTAGCGCGGCGCGTCCGCGTGGCCCTCGGTCCAGCCGTCGGGGAAGCCCTGGAGCCGCTCGCACTCGAGCGGGGTCAGGCGCCGCACACCGCGGCGCGATGCCAGCGACGGCGGCAGCTCGTGGAGCGTGTGACACGGCGCCCCTGGCTCGCACCGCGAACGGTTCTCGGGGTGCGTCACCTGCCGCTCGTCGAACGGGATTAGGTGGCCGTCCTTCGTGTCGCTGTCGGCGCCCTTCGCGTCGCGCTCCTGGAGCGCCCACGCCACCTCGGGCACGACGTTCCGCAGGCGGAAGTTGCCGGCGCCCTCATGCGTGTACGTGCGGCCCTCGTTCGCGCTCACGGGATTGGCGAGCAACCGGCCGGCCTGGGCGTCGTTGTCGTCGGGTCCGCCGCTCCCGGTGTCGAGCGCGACGAAGGCCCCGGAGCTGTCGAGGTTGTCTCGCCGGCCACGATCGCCAGAACCTCCGCCAAGTGGGGAGGCAACAGCCGCCCGCGCTTCGCTGCGCGGCGGAGGATACCCGCGCACGCGCGCGGAGAGAGCGAGTACCTCGGCGGCGCGATCGGCAGCAGCACCGAGGCGAGTGAACACTCCGAAAATGCGGCGGCGTCGCTGGGCCAGTCCGAAGTATCGAGCGTCGAGCACCGTCCACGCTCCACCGTACCCGATGCGGTCCAGCTCTGAGAGGACCGCCGCAAAGTCTCGGCCACCGTTGCTAGTGAACAGCCCTGGGACGTTCTCCCAGACCACCCAAAGAGGTCGGAGCTCATCGACGATCCTCGCCATTTCGTAGAACAGCCCGGACCGCTCGCCCGCCAGCCCTGCGCGCGCGCCGGCAACGCTCAAGTCCTGGCACGGGAACCCGCCGCACACCACGTCAACCGGCGCCAGATTGTACCGCCCGACCTGCCGCACGTCCGCGTGCAGCTGCACGTCCGGCCAGTGTCGCTTGAGCACCGCGCCGCACGCCGGCTCAATCTCCACCTGCCACGCGCACTCGAGGCCCGCGCGCTCGAACCCGAGGTCGAAGCCGCCGACGCCAGCGAACAGGGAGCCGAACCTCACTTCGCCCCCCACGGCCGCAGGTACTCCGGCGGGATCAGCCACGGGTGCGTCGTGCCCTGGAGCTGGCGCCCGATGCCGGCGCGCTGAAGGTCCAGCGCCTCGGCGCGCCGCAGCCAGCCGACGATCTCAAACTCCCGCTCGAGGTGCCCGGGCGTCACCAAGACGTAGGGCTGGGGGCCGTCCCGGTCGTGGATCACGAGGCCGTAGCCGCGGACGGTGCCGAAGCGGACCGACCAGGGGCCGACGTCCGCCTTGTGGAACCCGTTCAGGTCGCGCTTGAACGCGATCCCCATCAGCGCCGCCACGGCTTCCTCGGCGCAGTAGCCGCCGAAGTTGTCGCGCCCGCGGTTCGGACCGTCGTAGCCCACGCCGTTCCACTTCTTGCGCTTCGCCCGCGCCACGTGCCACGCGGCGTCGCGCTTGGACCGGGCCACGGCCTCCGCGGTGATCGTCACGAACGGACCCATCGGATCACCCCTCCCTATCGAGCGCGGCGAGCGCGACGGTTGCCTTGTCCTTCGCCAGCTTGAGCACGTCGAGCCCGGGCGCGTTGTAGTCGTCGTCCTCGGCCCACTGCATGTCGGTTGCCGTGTCGCGCAGCGCCTCTACGGCAGCGAGCGCAGCCCGGAGGTCGGACTTGGCGACGCGGGCGTGCCACTCCTTGTCGCCCTCAAAGAATGAGCCGTCGCTCTGCGCGTCCGCCGCCTGCTTGAGCCGCGAGAGTGGGGAGGTCATGGCTTCCGGCTCCAAGACTTCTTTCGCATCCGGGCGAGGACGCTGACCACGCTGACACCGGGGCGACGGAGCTTTACGCCCAGCGCCAACGCCATCGAAGCGAGGTCGTCCGGGTCCGTGGTGAAGTCGGAGACGAAGCTATGGTCCGTCATCAGCGCACCCGTGATGCCCAACACATCGGACAGGACCTTGCGGAACCTTGTTAGCTCGGCGCTCCCCCGGAAACTGTCCATGTGTTTGGTAGAAGCGACTTCGATGGTCCTCACGTCCCCCTCCCCTCAGTCTCCACAGCCCCACCGCTGGCGAGGATGCGGCCGCACGGGGCCTTGCTCCATCGCCCCGGGGTTCACGAGCGCAATCAGGCCGCGCCCGTGCTTCGCGTTCTCGCATTCAACGAGCCACCAGCGGTCGGCAACCCTCGTCGCATAAGCGTGAGCGCGCGCCCGGTTCCACCCCTGCGACGGCCCGAACGACTTGCGAACCTTCGGCGGGTCGCCCACGAACAGCAGCACCCGGCTCACGGCTCAGTCTCCACAGCCAGAGAGCGGATGCCCGAGAGAATCAGGGTCTCGCAGTTCTGCCCGGCGCACACGATGTCGTCCCGGTCATTGCATGTGGCGAAGTGACGCTCAACGATGTCCGCCGCGTCCTCCGCCCCACGGCGATAGGCGGCGGCCGTTTCGGCGCGAGCAGCATCGAGCGTCGCCCAGATGTTCTTCCATGCGACGACGCCGGCCGAATGAGTGGCGTAGTCACCGCCGCCGGTGGTTGCAGCGCGCATCGCCTTCTCTTGTTCCTCCGTCATCGGCTTCGCCAGCATTCCGAGGTCGGCCGCGAGCCCGCCCGCGGATACCTGCGCGCCGCCCTCTCTCTCGGCCATCTTTTCCAGCCACTCCCGGTCCTGCTCGCTCGGCGTCGGGGTCACGGCTTCGGCGCTCCCCGGTCCCACTCAAGGACGCCGGGAACCGTGCCCTGCTGGATGCCGTTGAGGATGTCGAGCACGCTCATGGTCGCGGGGAATGAGCGGTGATACCAGCCCGGAACTTGAATCGGATAGTCGCCCGCGGCGCTCACGAACACGTAGCACTCCGTCTGCGCCCCGTTCAGGTCCGTGAACCTCATTTCCTCGGTCGCCCAACTCGCTGCGCCCATCTTCGACCCCTTTCTCTTGGTCCTTGGCCAGTAGGCCGCGTCGAACTCCTCGCCAGATTCGCTCACGGTCGCCCCGCCGCGAGACAGCCCGCCAGCAGGATCGGCAATGCTTTCGACCATGAAGTCACGGCGTCAGTCTCCTTTCTCGCGGGGTGCGGGAGTCGCGCTCGGCGGCGACACAGATCGACAACGCCAGGGCCGTGGGAATCTCCGCCCTCGCGGCGGCGTTCTTCAATCCCTGCGTGCCCGTGCGTGCGCCTCGAGGAGCGCGCTCATGGCATGTCGCTCCATTCTTGCATTTTGGTTTCGGCCGCCAGGAGTCTGGGAACCCGCCCCATAGGTCAGTTGGCTTCATGCGCGTCTCGCCGTAGGAGCAGAATGTGACCGTAATGCGTTCGAACTCATCCAGCAGCCCTAGCTTACGCAGCACGCCGCGAGGGTTCTCAAGCACCCAGAACTGCGGCGCGATGCCGTGAATCAAATCGAGCGTATGCTTCACAAGCGCGATGCTGTTCCGGGCGTGGTCGGTCTTGGGAATGTAGGCGCACCGTCCGCCAGTCCAGTGGTGCCCGATGCTGGCGACGGAGAAGGCTTCGCAGGGCGGCGATGACAGAACCACATCGAATCTCCCCAGGCTCGCGGCGTCTAGCGTCATTACGTCGGCTGTGATCTCGGCCCCGAAGCGCGGGTCCAGGTCAACGCCGACCACGTCGTGCCCACGCTCTCGAAAAGCCCGACCCCAGCCGCCTAGGCCGCAGAAGAGATCGAGCACCCTCACTCCCCCTCCTTCCGCGTCGTCCCCGGAGAGCGACGCGCCCTGAAGTGCCGGGTAGAGCGGAGGCCGAACTTCTCCCGCTCCCAGCGATAGGCGAACGCGCCTGTTCTGCGCCGCCTTCCCGGCTCGCACACCCTCAGCGCGTCAACGGCTACTCGGGCTCTGTGTGTCCCTTTCGCCTCGGCGTCGGCCATGGGGTACCTCACTTCTCGGCGCTCCCCGCGTCACCCGGCGTCCGCTGGATGAAGAACGAGACGCGGCATTTGGGGCAGGACAGTTCCCGCAATGGACCGCGCCCCGATTTGCTCCGGTTGCTCTCCACGAGCTTGACCTTGCAGACACTGCATTTCAGGTCGCTCGTCGGCTTCGTCGGTCGCTTACGCACTTTGTCCTCCGCCCGCGTCACCCGGCGTCTCGGGGGCGCGACAGACGTATCCAGCGACGGCGTAGCAGGAGAGGACACCGCCCACGAGCAGCACCTCGGCGACCGCGCGCACCAACGGCATCACGTTCGGCAAGCGGAGCCAGCCGTCAGGGTCAAGCATCGTTCCCACCTCCCGTGCTCGCGTCGGCGCTCTTGCGGGCGCGGCTCAAAGACAAGCGCGAGGCCACGCTCAGACATTCGGCACTGAGTTGTCGGTGCCCCTCAGTCTCTAGTCGATGCCCGGCCTTTTCCAGAACGTGAGCCGCATCGGCCAACATCTCCTCCGCAGCCCTGCGGGCCCCCCGCTCGGTCCTAGCTTCCTCCCACGCCAACCCCGACGATACCTCGGCCCGGTCGGCCCGCTCCGTGGCGGCCTCCAGTTTGTGTTGGAGCGCGGCGATGCAGCCCGGTGTCTCGCCCCGGAGCACGCGCGCAATCCGGTGCCGGACGCGGTGGTGAACGCGCTTCCCGAACCGCAACCACTCCAACATCGCCTCGGCGCGATTCACCCTTTCCGTGAGCGCAGCTTCTTGCTGTGCGCGGTCCCCGTCCGACCCGACAACGCTCGGTGCCGCACTGGCTGTCTGCCAGAGGCGAGCCACTGCCGCGTTCGCCTGCGCTGCTTTCTTGCTCGTCGCCTGTTCACGGGCCTCCTGCTCAGCGAGAACGGTCCGCACGCGCTCCCGCAGGTCGTTATTGATGCCGTCCATTCGAGCCACCTCACGCGAAGCCTCGTCTCGCTCCCGCGTGGCGGCGGAGAGAGCGGCGCGCAGCTTGGTGAGTTCGGCGATTGCGTCGGTGACGCACCCTGTGGTGTTCGGGTGGCGACCATCGGGCCACACATCCTGTTCGAGCACGCGCAGGTTGTTGAGCAACCGTTCTTGATCGGCAGAGAGCGGCTGCGGGGGGTCAGCGGGGGGCATCGGAGCCTCCGAACCAGAGTTCTGCAAATGCATTCCCGTGGCAGGCACCACAAGCGATGCACAGGACGTAGCGCCACCACTCATGGCCGGGCTGGACCCCGATGAGCCCGGCGAGCATGCCGAACGGAATCAGCATGGCGGCCCTCCGGGCGCGGTCCTCGTGGCGGGTCATGGCTCAAGCCCGTTTAGGGTAGATGCGACCATCCGGGCCTGCTCGTCGTTGTCGAGCATGTAGCGGTCGTGGCCTCGGTCGCAGACCGTCACGCCGACAGCGACCCACCGCTTGCGTGGCGCCCGCTCCGCGCGGACGGCGGCGAGGGCGTCGTAGATTGCGTTGCGGCGGCGCGTCCCATCTTCCCCGCTGGCGTCCAGAGTCGGCCGTCCAAGGCTCGCGTTGTGCTCCTTGTCGTACTCCAGCATCGCATCCGCGAGCCGCTTCTCGGCGTCAGTCCCCGCGTAGAGGAACCGCGCATCGCTCGGGCACGGCCGCAGCCAGCCCGCAGCCTCCAGCGCGTCCACGATGAGTTCCGCGAAATCGGTGGCGTCGCCCATTCCCAATCCTGCACCGAAATGCCTCGACTTCCCCGAATAGAGTGCGTCCCGTGCGACTTCCTTGGCGGTCTTGGTCATCGGATCACCTCAACATGAAGGCGGAGTCGTGGGCGCCAACCGTCACGGTCTGCTGGACGGCGCCGTTGTTGATCGTGGGGTCCTGCACCCCGGCGATGCGCCGGTAGGGCCGCTCCAGGGTGATGTTCTTGCTGTCGATCCCCGTGTTCCCTGTCGGGTTCACGAGCACGATGCCCTTTTGGAACCGGCGCACCCAGATGCCGCTCGCGTCCTTCGTCGGGCGTTCGGTGGGGCGCCCGAGCCAGCCGATGTGAGCGCCGCTGGAGTCGACGGTGCCGTCCGGGTTCACGCTCCACTCGTCCGCCCAGATCAGCATCGGCCTTAGCCCGGCGCCGAGATCGTTGCAGACGATGGTGCCGTAGCCACCGCACAGCGCCGCGGTCCCAACACAGAACCTCGACACGCGCCCAAAGGCTGCGCTCCAAATCGTATCGGAGTCGTTCTGGCTGGCGATGCAAACCGCCATCCCGCCGCCATCGGCTCCCGGGCCCATGTAGAGCATGCAGTCCGCGAGGTAGGCGTCGTATGTGAGGAACCCATTCGGCGGGTGGTCGTTGGCGACACCGGAATGCCCCTCGTCAGGGTCCATCGACTCGCGAATGCGCCCCGACAGGTTCGCCCGGTTCGTCTCGGACATCTCGCCGTTGGCCCAGATTTCCCCGTACCGCTTCAGTCCCGACATGACGGTGAGCATCCCGGCGTTCGACGAGGCGTCGCTCTCGGCGTTCGAGCTATACCCGTTCTTGCTCGGGTCCAGGCCGCTGCTCGCCGACGAGATGTTCCCCCACGCCCAGTCGATCCAGAACCCGTTCGCGACCCCGCTGGTGGCACCGCGCGACAGCCAGATTTGCAGGAACTGGTCTTTGATCGGGCCGGTGTCGATGAAGTAGCTGCCGTTGCCGAACGCCGGCCAAGTGCTGTTGTCGGCGGCCCTCAGGCGACGGTCCGGGGAGTTGTAAAGCAGGTACTTCGCGCCGTATGTCCAGTCGAACGACGTGTCCACGTCGAAGGCGAGGTTGAGGTTCCCGGCCCACGCGATGTGGCACTTGCCAGACGGGCTCACGCTCTTGATGAGCGCCGCCACGTCCTGGCGCCAGTCCATGAACGGGTGCTCCATGAGCGTCGTGAGCGGGAACTTCGAGGCGTGGTTGATGTAGGTCATGTTGACCGGCGACGCCTTCACCGCCGCCACGGTGCCCGTCGTGTTGGTCAGGATCGGGTGCCCGAGCAGGTCGTGGTAGATGCTGTGGTACCAGACCCGCGGGTGGTCCGGCGTCATGGCGAAGCTGAACGGCGTGGTGTCGTTCTCCCGGTGCCTGCGCCCGCGGGATCGCCGGACCACGCCCAGGTTCAGGTTGTCGCGGTCGACCGGGTTGCCACTGAGGTTGGCCCCGGTGAGGTCCGCCTCGCTCGTGTTGGTGTTCGCCATGTTGGCGCCGGAGAAGTTGGCTCCTCGAGCGTCGGCCCCGCTGAAGTCGGCGTCTGCCAGCTTCGCCCCGGAGAAGTTGGCCTCGCGCACGTCCGCCCGGCTGAAGTTGGCCTCGCGCAGATCGCGCTTGCTGAGGTTCAGCCCGCGCAGGTCCTGCCCGCTGAGATCAGCCGGCTCGCCCTCGCTCTGGCCGGCGAGGTAGGCCGCGTGCAGGTCGAGGATGCGGTCCAGCTCGCGCTGCTTCATGGCTGGCGGTTCCGGCGCGCTTGCCGCTCCAGCTCGCGCGCGGCCTCGCCCGCCTCGGGCACCGGGTAGCTCTTGTGGCAGGCGCCACAGTAGTGCTCGGCCGCCCCCACCGGGTTGTGCTGCGGAATCAGCGCCTGGCACACGTTCTTGCACTGCGGGCAGACGTACGGCGCGACCTGCGGTCCTTCAGTTGCCATCGGGGTCCTCCTTGATCGGGTACCTGTCCACTTCTCGGAAGCCGGACCGGCGCTGCGCGTCGGCCTGGAGCCACGTCGCCGCGGACGCCACGCACAGGCGTGCGAGGTCGCTCCTGCGGGTGATGACGATGCGGCAGGCACCACCGGAGCGGTGCGCCTGCACCTCGAACTTGCTCGGGTCCAGCCCGAGGCGAGCAGCGCGGAGGGCTTGGTGTCGCCTCACTGGACGACCCGCAGACAGCGCGCGGCGACCGACAGCATGGACAGCGGCGTCATAACGACCTTCGTCGCCGCGATTTTGCGGTCCTCCGGGCTCGTGTCGGGCGCGATCATGGCGATGTGTGCCTCCGCCTGCTCCCGCTCGACCGCGAGCAGCTCGTCCATGTCGATTACGAGCCTCACGACGCCGCCTCCGGCTTCGTGTAGCCCGGGGCGTTGCCGTTCTCGTCCCATCCGCGGCGCTCGAACTCGTCGGCGAACGCGAGCAGCAGGTCGTTCACGTCGTGCTCCGTCAGGTCGTGCTCGGGGTGGACGTACTCGCGCCGCCTGAGCTTCTCGAACGCGGCGCGGAGGTGGTGGTCGTTCATGTCCTCGAGCACGAGCCACTTCCGCTGCGACTTGCTCCACCAGCCGGTCACGGCTTCACCCACTGCGCGCCGGCCTCGCCGGGCACCGCCGCGCGCGTGTAGCCGTGCTCGATGTACGCAATCGTTGTCGTCTTGTAGTACCAGAACGACGCCACGATCAGGGTCACCACGACCAGCGCAATCGCTCCAA